TAAACCAATCTTTCTGGTCAGAAGCTGATATCGATTCTCGGTTTAAAGCTGGAGATCAAACGCTGTGGAATGATGTTTATGGGAACCTTCCAGCATTTAGACGTCGAGTATTTAATTTCAATCGAATCCGACGCGTTTGCAACATGATCACTGGCCATCAAAGACAGAACCGAAAAACATCTATTGCTATTCCTGTGGAGAATTCTGACCAAGAAACGGCTGATCAATTTTCAAAAGTTCTTTTGTGGGCTATGCAAAAGGACAATACTTTAGAGACTATTTCGGAAGCTTTTGATGGGACTATTACTACCGGAATGAGCTTGCTGTCTGTATGGATGGATTACAGGGAAGACCCAATCAATGGAGATATACGTGTTGATAATAATGCATATAACGCGTTTTTGATTGATCCGTTCTTTAAAAAGCATAACCTACTGGATTGCAACTACATATGGTCAAGAAAATGGTTGACAAAAGTTCAGATAAAATCTCTATTACCTGATAGAAAAGAAGAGGTTGATAAGCTTTATGCCCGAGGAAACCGCGATGGAAAATTCCAGTACATGCCGGAATCATACAACTATGGAATGAAAGACCTCCTCACCTACGACGAACTTCTAGTGGATATTAAGACAGGGGAAACAATGGAGTGGAACGGCAAAGATGAAGACCTCGATATCTTTCTTCATAAGTTCCCAGAAATCACTACTATTGATAACCAAATTCAAACCACCAAGCTCGCCATCGTTGTTCAGGGAGTGGTGATGTATCACGGACCTAATCCAATGGGAATCGATCCATATCCGTTTGTTCCTGTCTTAGGATACTACGATCCACAGATCCCTTATTTTCCTTGGAGAATTCAAGGGGTGGTCCGGGGGCTTCGGGACAGCCAATATTTGTATAACCGACGTAAGGTTATAGAGTTAGACATTTTAGAGTCACAAATTAATTCAGGATGGAAGTACAAAGCTGACTCCCTAGTTAACCCTAAAGATGTGTTTCTTCAAGGTCAAGGAAGAGGTCTTGCTCTCAAACAAGACGCCCAGATGTCTGACGTAGAACAAATACAACCTCCAAATGTTCCTTCATCGATGATTGAGCTTTCTAAAATACTAGGGGACGAAATTCAGCAAATATCAGGAGTGAACGAAGAACTTCTTGGAAGCGCTGACGATGATAAAGCTGGCGTTCTATCAATGCTTAGACAAGGAGCTGGACTCACTACCTTGCAAATCCTTTTTGATCAATTAGACTCTTCTCAGAGAACGTTAGGAAGGCTTTTCATGTCTCTCATTCAGGCGAACTTTTCCCCTGGCAAAATAAAGAGAATTGTCGGTGAAGAACCTTCCCCACAGTTTTATTCCAAGGCTTTTGGAAAATATGATGTAGCTATAGAAGCTGGAGCTGATACTCCTACGCAGCGTCAAATGCAATTCAAACAATTATTAGAACTCAGGGAATTGGGATTACCTATTCCAACAAATATCCTCTTAGAGGCGTCCACGCTTCAAAAGAAAAAAGAGCTCGTAGAGGCGATTACCGCTCAAGAGGAAGAGCAATCTCAGATGCAGCAGACGCAACTTCAAATTGCGCTCGAAACTGAGAGAGCAAAAATAAAAGACCTGGAATCACGGGCAGAGGCAAATACGGGGCTTGGTTTAGAAAGGTCCTCGCGAGTACAAGAAAACCGTGCTCTTGCTATAGAAAGGCTTGCTGAAGCTGAAAAAGACAGAGATTTAGGAACCCTTCATCTAATTAAAGCGATGAAAGAATTAGAAGGGATGGATATTGATCAACTTCAAAAGTTGCTCAGTTTGTCTCAATATATTAAGGGGCAACAATCTGTTGAATCTATAGAGGAAAAAGCACAAGTTCAAACACCAAATGTAGAAGAATTGGCTGTAATGGCCCAAGGAGAAAAAAATGGCTAGAGAATATTATCAAACAAGAAAAGATCGTGGACACGAGAGTCGCGGTATGAAAAAATATGGAAGAAGCAGTCACAATCCAGGTGGAATGTCAGGCTATAACAAACGCTCTGGAATGGATTCTGGATACATGGGAATGATTTCAGAAGATCGTTCTGCACCTTCTAATCTTCCTCAAGAAATCAAGCATGAGTACTATCCTCCATGCGATTACGTAGATACTTACCATCTAGATGACACTATTAAAGGCATTGATGAAAACATCAGCAACAGTATCAGAAAGGTGGAAAAAAATCCTTCTGATAGTATGTATTAATCATGACGATGCCAAGGCCGTCGGGGAAAGCGCAAAAAATTGCTGAAGAAACCATCCCTGGATTAAACCAGAATACTCGTGGTTCCTTACGCAAAAAAGAAAGGCGCGTCCCTAATGATGAAACGGAATTGAAAATAGTAAGTATAAACGAAAATCGAGGAAGGCTTCCGAATGAAAATAAAAAGACGAGAAGTCGAAAAATGCATAGGAGATAGATTTTATTCTCTATTTGTCAATCGGGGAAGTGACCACAAGGAATCTTCCCCATTGATAGAGAATATAAATCTTTTAAACCAATGGAGATTATATGCCTTTTAAGTCAGAAGCGCAAAGAAAATATTTATTCGCTAAGCTCCCGAAGGTTGCTAAGGAGTTTGCTGAGCATACTCCCAAAGGGAAAAAGCTTCCGAAGAAAGTAAAGCGTGTTGTCAAAAAGGCAAAACGTAGAATACCAAAAAAAAGATGAGCTGGCACAGTTTTCCTCATATGCCTGAAGAAGGAGCGCATATTCTTGTTCGCTATAAAGGATGCAAAGTGGGAAATCATTTTGAAATGTGGGTAAGAGATGGAGATGGATTAGGTCATATTGAAAAGTGGTGTTACTACCAAGACTACCAAGAGGCCAGAGAAAGAAAACTTAAAAATGAAAAACATCCTTAAACAGGAGAAGAAAAATGGCTCCAAGAAAAAACCGTGTTGTCAAGAGTGCAAAAAAGGGAGGCTGGACAAAAATATGGAAAAAAATATCTATAATTGAGCTAAAGCGCGGCCCAGTAGTTCCTCGTATTATGAATGATATGTGGGTTATTAATCTTATAAAACAAGAGGCCAGAGAAAGAAAACTTAAAAATGAAAAATGTAATTAAGTTTTTTATACCTATTTCATTTTTATTATTATTATCATTATGAAAATAATTAAACCGGAGAAGAAAAATGGCTCCAAGAAAAAACCGTGTTGCCAAGAATGCAAAAAAGGAAGGACGTGTAAAAATAGGGAAAGGAATGTCTCTAAAGCGCGGCCAAGAAGAAAAGCTGTCAAAAAAACCAGGAAGCTCAAACATAGGAGAGTACAAAAAGGTCTCTAAAGGAAAGTTCTGCGGTCCCAGTGGAGGCGCGGCACCTGGCACCTATCCTGTAAATACAAAAAAAAGATGTAGCGCTGCTCTTTCTTATGCTAGAAATGCTCCTAATCCTAGTGGAATACGAGCCTGCGTAAAAAGAAAGTGTGGAGAGACCTCTAAAGCTACAAAATCTTCCAAAGGTAGTCAAAAAAGATAGGGTACGATATCCTTCTTCGACAAGGAGATAAAATATATGAGATTTAATTTGAGAAACTCATTTAAGGTTTATTTACATTGGGGAGTATTTGTTTTGCTTTCCATTGGAATACTGAATGCATCTGGAATCCTTCAGGCGTTTACTCCTCATTTAGATTTTCATCTTAATGAAGAAGCTGTCAAAAAAGAAGCGGAAGAAAGAAAGAAACGTGAAGCCGAAGCTAGAAAAGACCGCGCTGAAGAAAAAAAACGTGCTGAAGAAAGACGAAAATTGGATGAAATAAGAAAAGGAATCAAAGAAAGAAAACGACAACGCGAAAAAGAAGAACTTAAGGTTCACGAAGAATGGCAAAAAGAACAGAATAAAAGATACCGGGAGCGAATGAAAAGACAAGATGAAGAAGCCAAATCAAAAAATTAAATAAGATAAAATTTATTCCGAAAAAGCATGCTCCAAATCTCCCTTAACTTCTATCAGTCTTTCTTCTGTTCTTTTTCTCATATGAAACTGGATTATCTCATATGCTTCATCCAAATGGATACCAGGCTTCTCTAAAAGTTCGTCTAAAAGTGTGTCTAAAATACATTCCTTCATTTAACTTCCTTTGTTTTTGATTCTATTTAACGAGGTCCCTTCAGCTTTGACATAATTGTAAAGAGTAACCTTAGAGATTTCATACATTATGCACAACTCCCGAATGCTAAGAGTTTGAGATTTGTATAATGCGATCATCTGATTTTTCCTTTCTCGATTTAATTTGAAAGGTTTTCCTATATGTTGGCCTCTTTTTCTAGCCCCCGCTATTCCTTGATGGATTCTCTCTAGATTTCTCATCCGTTCATTTTCGGCAACCATCGCCATAACATTAAAAATCATTTTACCAGAAGCAGTCCGGGTATCTATCTTGTGGCCTAAGATTACTAAATTAATTCCTCTCTGATGAAACTCTTCAATTAGCAACGACAGATCTTTTGTGGATCTTCCTAGACGATCAATTCCAGTTACCATCACATCATCTTCTTTTCGAAGCATTTTCATCATCTCATCGAATTGAGTTTTTTTGGAATTGACTCCAGAAATCGTATCAGAAAATACTTTCTCACATCCCGCATCTTGGAGAAGAGCAATTTGATTTTCTAAGGATTGTTTGGGTGTAGAAATTCTTGCGTATCCAAATTTCATATTTTACTTCCATTTTATTCCTCTAGAAAGGAATTCTTTATTAATTTCTTCGATTGCGCCTTCGCCTAACTGTCTAAAGGATTTTATAACCGAAGGACTTAACATAAAAATATCTTTTAGAGTCAAAATACCTGCCCCCAGTAATGCATTAAAAGTATGAGTTGAAAATTTTGCATTTTCAATAGGAGTTTCTAAAAACTTTCTGTCTTCTGGATTTTGTATATTTTCAATAATGTCCACTTTTTCATCTAAGAAATTAATATTATTTTCCCATTCTTCTAATTTTTTATTAAGTATTGAAGATCTAAATCTAATATCTGAAATATATTTATGACATTGATGAATTAAAGCCCGCTCTTTTTTATTTATCTCTTGTTGGTAATCTTTCATATATCTCTTCAATATTTCAATATAATCCTTCATCAGTAATCTCCTTTATGTTCCAAATTTATCATTCAAAAATGCCTCATAGCTTCCCTCATACTCATCCCAAAAATAAAGCTTAAATGTTATTTTTCTTAAATCTTCTAATTCTTTTATTTTTGAAAATTGGAGGAAACTTTCTTTCTTATCTAACATCGGATAATCCACTAAAATTAAAAAACATTCGCATATTAATCTTGGGACTGTGAATTTATTATGATCATTATATCCTGAC